GTAGCAAATTGTGCCTCACTTGTGTTTCTAATTGTTTCTTCTTTCCACTTATCATCTCTACCAGGTACCTCTGACCAATGTACTTCAATAGGTTTATAATCGTTTCTTCCATGTATTGAGTCATTCCACAATTTGTAAAACATATTCATTCCATGTGGTGTAGATACAATCATAACTTTAGAAGATTTACCAGAAGAAATTGTAGGATAAACTGAACTAAAAAATTGCTCAGATATATTATTAGGTATAAAAGCAAACTCATCAAGGAATATGATGTTAAATGAACCACCTCGAATAGCACTTGAAGATGTTGCAGCTGCAAGTATTTTACTGCCGTTTTCTAATTCTAAAGAACCTTTGTTCCAGTTTAATACACCTTGTTGTAACCATTTAGGTAGATTTTCATATGCAAGTTGAAGTCTACCTAATAAATCTCTAGCAGTAGAACTTTTGTTTGCAAGTATGGCCACATTAATATTATCATTAAAGATTACTTGATGTAATAGATATGCAATAATAGTAGTTGATTTACCTGACTGTCTTGGTAACTTACAAATAGAAAAACGATTATTATGGAATGTCTTAACCATTTTTTCCTGAAACCCGTACATATTAAAAGGTACTAGACCTTCATCAATATTTACAATTCTAGTATATGTTTTTATAAAGTGTATAGGATCATCCATGCACTTTGCAATCTCTCTTACTTGATCTTCGGTGTAACTTTGTTGTAGATTTGCTTTATATAGGTTAGGGTTACCTAGATATGCTTCAGTCATCAGGATTTACCTTTTTAAAATCTTTATCTTCTTCACTTTGCACGTCTTTATTTTTGTTCTTTAACATTTTATGTAATTCTGCTGAAGAACCTACAAATAATGCTTGTTTAATATTTGTACTTGTTTTATTAGGTACGTCTTTAAGTGTTTTAAGTTTGCCTTGTAAGTCTTGTAATTTGTCAACTGTATCAGCAACTTGTTTAATTAAGTTACCTGCAACTTCGTATGCTCTAGGGTGTTGACTTTCGTTGGCAATATCAAGTATACCTTGTATTGCGTCTTGTCCTCGTTCTATAAGATTGTAATAATTTTCTCTACTGTACTTATAGTCGTTATCAATATCTTCTTTATTTTTATCTTCTAACCTAGGTACAGGAGGTGTATATTCTTTTTTGACAACAGCTTTAGTTAGTATTTTCTCGTTAGAGATACCAAGAGCCTCGTTTATTTTTTCATCTATAGTCATAATTAATAATTCGTTATAGTTGTTGTAAATCCAAAATCATCATCAGCGTCAGCAGTTGTCGGATTAGGAACTACAACAATTCTTTCTTCTTTTTCTGCACTAGTGCCTGTGTCGTTATATAAATCTGTTTGAGCAGTTTTAATAACTTTACTAGAATATATAGGGCCATATAGATAAGTTTTTGCTGTAAAGTTTAATGTATAGTTTACAGCTCTTCTTTGTGTAAATGAACCATCATATGTATCCTGATAATCAACACTATTTAGTGTTATTGGTACATCTCTTTTTATACCCATACTTGGTATTGCATTTACTGTAACTGTATAGTCTGGTTGAAAGTATGGTAGTATTTGTTCTATAATACATAGACCATCTTCAGCAGTTGCTGTAAATGAATATAAGTTAAATGACAAATTGTAAGGTACAGGATTGTATTGATAATATTGTTTAGTTGCGTCTGAAGTATTTACATTTTTAAACTTACCAACTCTTTGTAACTTACGAGATGAGTCATAAGACAAACCAGCAATTTCAAAACCCATACGAGGTAGTGACATTGCCATTTCTCTTTGATCTAAATTAGGTTGTTGTTCTAATCTTGTTAAAAACTTTTCTTTAGGCGAATACGATAGAGGTACTTTTAATCTTTGTATTGTACCACCGTCACCATCTTTTCTTACAATGACAATGTTATTGAATATTGTACCAAATGATACAACAATCTTTCTTAATGATTCGTGGTAGAATTGTTTTCCAAACATTATGTTTCATCAACCTCTCCGAAAGGGTTTCTTTCTGTAAAGTCTAGTATATCATCACCTGTACTAGCAGTATCAAACCCAGCGTCAGCGTTGTACGTGGCGTTGTCAGCGTAATCTCTAGTTTGTGTTGCAAGATTTATATCTTCGTGTGTTTCTGCCAATAAGAAGTTTATAGTGTTTAATGTAGTATCAGAATCCTCTAACATGATACCACCACCATCTTCTAATGTTAATTGATGTTGTAATTGATCTATAGATAATCTATCTTCAGCAACATCAATTTCTGATCTGCCTGTATCAATTTTCTCACTAGAATATTCAAATCTAGTTGTTCTTAATTTATAGACAGGTAAGTTACCTAATTGAAAGAATGGTTCCTGATCTTCTACGAATTGTATCTCAAAAAAACTATTCATCAAAGGCACATAAATTAAATCACCTTCGTTAGGTCTACCATCTACTATACTATTTGCATTATTATCAACTTGATTTTGCCATCTTCTTTTTGCAATGACAAATGTTGTATCTTCTCTAATTTCTAAACCAAATTTAGATACTAATTCTTGTTCGCCACCAAAACCTTCAGCAGTTTCCATGTACATCTCAATCATGTAAGATTGGTCAAATTTAGATAGAGTATCTTCTCCTAAAACTAAATCTTTGTTGACTAATGTTCTTGGTAAGTAAAAATTATCTAGGCCGTATATCTTTAGGCCTTCTATAATTAAATCTTCGTGTAATTTTTTTTCAGAGTCGTTTCCGATTCCGTTGCCACCTTGGAAATAATGATTAATTGGCATGGCATTATCCTATCATGTAAGTTATAGGCGTTTCGTATGTGCCTCTTATTTCTTCTTCTAATTTTTGTATATCCTGTAGTGCTTCTGAAAATATTTGTTGACCGTTAAGTGTAACACCACCTAACATTGCAACACCATTAAATTTAGATAAGTTAGAACCCCATTGTTTTTTAAGTAATGCAGTAACATATCTTTTTAAGTATATGTCGTTATAAACGTCTGTCATAACGGTAGGGTCTAGTTTTCTAAAACACTCAATAACAAGATACTCTCCTACAGATATGTCATGTTTCCAATCCATATCTACAAATAGTTTATTATTATATTGATTAAATCTAATAGGTTTTTCACCAACTAATATGTGATCTAACATATCTAAATTTTTCATTACCATTTCATAATGAATAACTGAAGAAGATGTAAAATCATATAAATCATTTAATCTTAATTGGTATCTAACATCAAACATATTTTGATTACCCCTATTTGAAAGAGGAAATATTCTTGTAACTGCTAATACAGCTTCTGGCACTACTATGAAATTATTTTGTTCAGTCCACGCAGTAGTTACAGAATTTTTAGTTACACTTGAAGACGTATCTCCATCAGGAGATTTGATTCTATCTACATCTGCTTGAGTAACTTGATATTTTAGATATGTTCTTTCAACGCCATCATAGTGATATTGTGCGAAATATTGTAACGCTTCATCTATTCTATCTTCAGCCTGATCGTCATCTACATTTATCTCAATGACAGGCTTGCCTAATGTTCTTAAAGCGTACTGTTTTAATTCTTCTCTTGTTGCTGGGTTGGCCATACTAATCCTTTTATACTATTTATACGATTATCAGGCGTTGCAAAGACGCAATTATGGTGTGTCTAAAAATCGGTTTAGATTAATTGATTATTAACTTGCAGAACCAACAATTGTCTTAACAGCAGATCCAGATGAATCATTAATTACTAGTGTTACAGCACTAGCAAAGTGTGAAGATGTAAGGCCTGAAATCGTGTTTGATCCAGCAGCAATCGTTTTGTTTGTCAACGTTTGTGTTGAATCTAATAACGCAATACTAGCTGTATCTGATAAATCAGTTGAAGCGATTGAGATGTTTGCACTACCATCAAATGATTGGCCAGCAATTGTTCTAGGCGTTGCTAATGTTGTTGCGTCAGCAGCAAGTGTTGCTGTATCAGCATTACCTGTTACATCACCAGTTACATCACCAGTTAGATTTCCTTCAACGTTTGCAACTAATGTAGCGGTTGCGATTGTTAAATCACCAGTGTCACTTGAAGTTGCAGTTGTAGTACCAACAACAAATTTGTCAGCACTTTCATCCCAAGCAATAATTGCATTGTCACCAGTACTTCCTCTTTCGATTAAAAGACCAGCATCGTTTGCGTTTGAAGTTGCACCTGAGTTTAGTTCAAGTAAATTATCTGCAATTGTTGTGTTTGTAGATGCTACAGTTGTTGTAGTACCATTAACTGTTAAATTACCACTTAATGTTAAGTTAGCAAATGAAACATTATCACTAGTTGCTAGTGATTGGTTTGTGTCAGATAAATCTGTAGCTGCAATTGTGATATTAGCAGAACCATCAAATGATTGGCCAGCAATAGTTCTAGCAGTTGTTAACGTTGCAGCTGAACCTGAAGTATTTTGATTACCAGTTGTGTTAACGCCAGGTAAATCAATGTTTGCACTTCCATCAAATGATACGCCACCGATATTTCTAGCAGTTTCAAGTGTTGTTGCTGTGTCAGCATTACCAGTTACGTCACCTGTGATGTTACCAGTAAATGTTCCTGCAATTGCACCTGTGCCTGTGATAGTAGGTGATGTTAAAGTTTTATTTGTTAACGTTTCTGTTCCAGCCAATGTAACAAATGAACCATCTGAAAGGGCAGAGTTAAACTGAGCAGTAGTACCTGAAACGGTGTTACTACCTAGAGCGATAGTTTTATTTGTTAATGTATCTGAAGAACTTGCAGTTATATAAGATTGTAAATCAGAAATATCTGCCTCAACAATTGTAATTGTGTTAGAAGCAGTATCGATTGTTTTGTTTGTAAGTGTTTGAGAACCAGTTAATGTTGCAACAGTACTATCAATGTTTAAAGTAATTGTATCTGTTGTAGCAGCTGATGTTAATCCAGTACCACCAGCAATTGTGAAAGTATCTGTACCAACTGTGATTGTGTCTGTACCACTATCGCCAGCAATTCCCATATTTGAAGATATAGAAGCTGTACCAGCAGCAGTTAATCGTCCTTGAGCGTCAACTGTAAATGTTGGAATTGCAGTTGAAGAACCATAAGAACCAGCAGAAACAGCTGTGTCGTCTAGTGTTACTGTTACTGTATTTGATGAACCAGATGTGCTAATAGCAGTTCCACCTGCAACTGTAAATGTTTCACTATCTAAATCAATTGATAATGCACCACCAGAGTCACCTTGGAAGTCTAAATCAGAAGCTGTAACTTGAGCGTCAACATATGCCTTAATAGATTGTTGAGTTGCAAGTTGTGTAGCAGAGTCAGATGCCATATTGTCTTCATCTAATATAGCAGTACCTGAAACAGCTGTATTTAATACAGCACTTGTTAAAGTTTTGTTTGTTAAAGTATCTATTGTTGCTTTACCAACTAGTGTGTCAGTAGTATCTGGAAGAGTAATTGTTCTATCAGCAGTAGGGTCACCTGCTGTTAAAGTTAATTCGTAATCGTCACTTGTACTGCCTTCAAATACTAAAGCGTTTTGTACTTCAATAGTAGTTGAGTCTACAGTAGTAGTTGTTCCTGATACTGTTAAGTTACCTGATACTGTTAAGTTATCATCAACTGTAACTGTACCACCAGCTGAATCTATAGTAAGATTTCCTGATGATGTATCTATTTCGTTATTTCCTGTTACACCGATTTGAATATTTCCTGATCCATCTCCAATAGTGTCACCACCTGCAGTAGATCCATCGTGTAATCGAATTTTGTTTAATGTAGTATCTACTGTTATTTCACCGACTGAACCTGTATAGGCATCATTTTCAGCAGTAGTACCTCTTCTTAATTGTAAAATTGTTGGCATTGTTGTTCTCTCCCTTTATTAACAAACTAACTTCTATTATTTATAATAATAAGTTGTTTAACTCCCCGTTTTTTATTAGTTTAAATATAACCAAAATCGACTATTCCAACTGTATCTTCAATTGTTCCCATATCAATAATATCGAAACTTGAATTATTACAATCTGTTAGTACTTGTTCTAAAGAAACTCCAAAAGCATCTGTAGGTGAGTTATTAACTCCATCTTCACCGCCGCCTAAATAAATTGTTTGAATTGCAGATTTGTCTAAAGAAGTAGCCTTCATTTCAGCAAATCTGACTTTACTAATATCTATGTTGTTTCCTATATAAGCCATTTATTGTTCCTATGTTGAAATATCATCTACTACACTTACAATAACATCAAGTGAACTAGCAGTATTAGAAACGACTTTTAAAACGTCTCCACTTTTTACTACGTATTTAGCTCCACCATCTATTACTTGTAAAGTGCCACCATTTTGAATTGGTGCACCTTTGATAAGGTACACGTCATTTGAAGAATCAGCATCATTTAATATCACGTCAACTTTTATTTCAGCTGTTGTAATATTAGCACATGCTATACCAATTACTGTGTCATAACTGTCAGCTGTAAATACTGTTGTAGCTGAAGTTCCAACGTTTCTTGCTGTGTATCTTCTAAAATTCTGTGCCATGTTTTCTCTCTCTTATATTTATATATTTATAATGCAATTGCCATAGCAATAGCAAATCCTCTTGTTGATTTATTATCTAACTGTGTTTGAACACTTGATGTAACACCATCTAAATAATCAAATTCAGTATTACTTACTGATCCAGATGAAATTTTAGCAGCGTCAATACCTGTTGTTAATTGACTATCTCCAATATTTGATATTGTATTACTAGAAGCGTCAATTGTTTTATTTGTTAGTGTATCTGTACTTGTAGCCGTAATATAAGACTGTAGATCACTAATTTGAGATTCTGTTACACTTAATGCTGCCTGGTGTTGTGTTACTGAACTTTCAGTTATATTTGCGTTAGGAACATTAGCCCAAGTAACAGATGATGTCAAATCGTTTGTTTCTGTAAACGAAGTTAAGTAACCAGCATCATTTGTCCATTGTGATATATTACCAGATTTATTTGTTAATGTATCCGTACTATCAGCAAGTATGTAAGATTGTAAATCAGAAATGTCGGCTTCCACAACTGTAATTGTATTAGAAGCAGTGTTAATTGTCTTATTAGTTAAAGTCTGTGTTTCGTCATTTAAAGTAATATTTGACGTGTTAGATAAATCTGTTGAAGCAATAGTAATATTAGCAGAGCCATCAAATGATTGACCAGCAATTGTTCTAGCAGTTTCTAATGCAGTAGCTGTAGCAGCATTTCCTGAAGTATCTTGGTTACCAGAAGTATTAACGCCTGGTAAATTAATATTAGCGCTTCCGTCAAATGATACACCACCAATTGTTCTAGCAGTTTCTAATGCAGTTGCTGTATCAGCATTACCTGTTACATCACCTGTTACGTTACCTGTAACATCACCTGTTAAAGCACCTTCAAATGTACCAGCAACAAATGTTTCAGAACCAACAGTCCATTTATCTGATGTTTCGTTCCATAATAATGTTTTATTTGTTGAAGTACCTCGTTCAATCTCTATACCACCGTCTTGTGATGGTGTACCTGCTTCGTTACTATTTAAAGTAATAGTGTTATCAGCAAGATTTATAGTTTCTGTATTTACTGTTGTTGTTGTACCACTTACTGTCAAATTACCAGAAACAGTCATATCATTAAACGTTACATTATCTGTAGTTGATAGTGATTGATCTGTGTCAGATAAATCTGTAGCAGCGATTGTAATATTTGATGTACCGTCAAATGATTGACCAGCAATAGTTCTTGCTGTTTCTAAAGCAGTTGCTGTATCAGCATTTCCTGTAACATCACCAGTAATATTACCTGTGAATGTTCCTGCGATTGCACCTGTGCCTGTGATTGTAGGTGAGGTTAATGTTTTATTCGTTAAAGTCTGTGTAGAAGTTAATAATACAACATCACTTGTGTTAGATAAATCTGTTGAAGCGATAGTTATGTTTGCTGAACCATCGAAACTTTGACCTGCAATCGTTCTAGCAGTTTCTAATATTGTAGCTGTAGCAGCATTTCCTGAAGTATCTTGGTTACCTGTTGTATTAACTCCAGGCAAATTAATATTGGCTGTACCATCAAATGACACTCCACCAATATTTCTAGCAGTAGCTAAGGCAGTTGCTGTGTCAGCATTACCAGTTACGTCACCTGTGATATTACCAGTAAATGTACCAGCAATTGCACCAGTACCTGTAATTGTAGGTGATGTTAAAGTTTTATTTGTTAATGTTTCTGTTCCTGCTAATGAAACAAATGAACCATCAGACAATGCACTATTAAACTCAGCAAGTGAACCAGAAATTGTATTACTTCCTAAAGCAATAGTTTTGTTTTCTAAAGTATCAGCAGAGTCAGCTAAAATGTACGATTGTAAATCTGAAATATCAGCTTCAACAACAGTAATTGTGTTACTTGCAGTATTGATTGTTTTACCTGTTAATGTTTCAGTACCAGCCAATGTAGCAAATGAACCATCTGATAAAGCACTATTAAATTGTGCTGTTGTACCTGTTAAAGTATTATCTGATAAGTTAATTGTTTTGTTTTGTAACGTATCAGTACTGTCAGTAAGTATGTAAGATTGTAAATCAGATATATCTGCCTCAACAACAGTAATTGTGTTGTTAGCAGTGTCAATAGTCTTATTAGTTAACGTATCTGTAGTGTTTCTACCAACTAATGTGTCTGTAGATGATGGTAAAGTAATAGTTCCTGTATTTGAAATTGTAGCAATTACTGGACTTGTTAAAGTTTTGTTTGTTAACGTTTGTGATCCTGTTAATGTCGCAACAGTTGAATCAATATTAAACGTTACATTGTTTCCTGAACCAACTGTATCAATACCAGTTCCTCCAGTAAATGATAACGTTTCACTATCTAAATCAATAGATAAAGCACCACCTGTATCTGCTTGGAAGTCTAAGTCACTAGCAGTTACTTGAGCGTCAACGTAAGCTTTAATTGCCTTAGCAGAAGCCACAGTATTATCACTAGCAGATACCGAAGCTAAATCAGTATCTAAAACACCAGCAGCAAAATCTGCCACTTCAATATTTGTAATTGAGTTACCAGAACCGTTAGCGTCAAATGTTTTATTTGTTAAAGTATCTGTTGATGAAGCAGTAATGAAAGCAGAATTAGTATTATCGTAATTTGCTAAATCATTATCAACAACTAAATCAATTGTTCCATCAGCGTCTTGGTATGAAGCAGTAATAAGTGTTTCTGTGTTACTACTAAACATTGCACCAGCAATGTCTTGTACTCTTTCAGCGTTTAGAGTTACAGCACCAGAAGTTACTGTAAAGTCTGTAGAATTAAATGAAGCAACACCTTTATTAGATGAAGTAGCTTCTTCAGCAGAAATTGTTAAAGTGTCTGTTGCAGATACAACGGCGTCAATTCCTTCACCTGAAGTAATAGTTAATGTGTTACCTAAGTCTAAATCTTGTGTATTTGAACCATCAGAAATTGTGATCTTACTATTTGTTAACGAGCTGTTTCCAATATTTGTTAAAGTATTTGAAGCACCACTTATTGTTTTGTTAGTTAATGTTTCAGTTGTATCTCTTAATACAATTGTACCAGAAGCGTTTGGTAAATTAATTGTATTGTCAGCAGTAGGATCAACAACTGTTAAAGTTGTTTCATATGCGTCAGCACTTGCACCTTCAAATGTAAATGCGTTTTGAATATTAACTGCTGTTGAGTTAACTGTAGTTGTAGTACCATTAACTGTTAAATTTCCTGTAATTGTAGTGTTACCTGTTACAGATAAATTGTTTCCAATTGTAACATCATCTGGTAAACCAATTGTTAAAGTATCACCAGATACACTTGTTTCTATTTCGTTTGCAGTTCCTGAAACTGTAATTGTATCGCCTAAATCTATAGCATTTGTACCACTATCACCTGTAAGTGTAATTGTAGAATTTGTTAATGAAGCATTACCGATACTTGTTAAAGTATTTGAAGCACCACTTATTGTTTTATTTGTAAGTGTTTGTGTGCCTGTTGTAGTTACAAATGAACTTGGTAACGTTACAGTATTAGATGATAAATCTAAAGTAGTTGCTAATTTAGCAACAGTAACAGCATTGTTTGCAATTTTACCTTCAGTTACATTTGAGTCAGCAATTTTAGCTGTTGTAACTTGGTCGTCACCAATGTGTTGAGTATCAATTGAACCATCTACATAATGCTCTGAATTTATACTATCATCAGCAATTTTTGTTCCATCAACAGAGTCAGCACCTAATTTAGCATTAGTTACAGCCAAATTATTTATTTTAGCAGTAGTTACAGCAAGGTTGTCTATTTTGGCTGTTTCAACAGCAGCGTCTGCTAATTGTGTAGTATCAACTCCGCCATTGTCTATATTAAGTGTAATAGCATTTCCACTACTTGCACTTGTTAATCCTGTACCACCTAAAACTGAAAAAGTTTCTGTGTCTAAATCTATTGAACCAGTACCACTATCACCAGCAATTGCCAATGCAC